TATGAGGATGACTTTCCTACCTCTGGATTTGGAGATGACTTTGGAACAACCTTCTGATGCCTGACGATAGTTTGGATATGGCTAAGAAAGAAATAGCATTGCTTACAGATTGCTTGTACAAAGAATACGAAAATGTTAAAGAGCTAAGAGAGAATGTATCTTACCTAGAAACCTTGCTATCCAAGAGAGAAAAAGATTTAGAAGCTATGACTATTAAAGTACTGATGGGACAAAGATAATATAAACAATGGCTTAACTCCCGTAGTTCAATTGGATAGAACAATAGACTTCTAATCTATAGGTTGCAGGTTCGAGTCCTGCCGGGAGTGCCAAGGAAAGGAGACGATACGTTGAAGGTTAATCTAATCAGTAGCTCAGGTTCTGATGTAACAGTAGTCAATGCAGCAAGAGTTTCTTTTGATAAGGAAAGCGAGTGGGACACAGAAGAATTTAAAGATAATGTTTCTAAGTTATATACTAAAGATAGGAAACTAATCCAGTACTTAGCTAAGCATAATCACTTCACCCCATTCACCCACTGCACTATAACTCTACGAGAAACAGTACCTTTATTTGTAGCTAGGCAGAGATTCAAACATACTATAGGGTTCTCTTATAATGAGATGTCGAGACGATATGTAGATAGTTTACCAGAGTTTTATAGTCCTGAAGTTTGGCGGGGCAAGCCTCTTAATTCTAAGCAAGGTAGTAGTAATCAAGTTATAGATATAAGTAAGCCTGATAAAAACCATATGAATGAATACGAAAAAGCTTTGAAGTATTGTACTAGGACATACAAACACCTACTAAGTTTAGGAGTCTGTCCTGAACAGGCACGTATGGTACTACCTCAAAGTATGTATACAAGCTACTATGTTACTGGCTCCTTGTATGCATTTGCTAGGGCTTACAGTTTAAGAAGTAGTGCTGATGCTCAACAAGAGATAAGAGAACTTGCAAAAGAATGGGATACTATTATAACTAAGTTGTTTCCTTACTCATGGAACTGCTTGACTAAAGGAGAAGGTTAGATGCTAAGAGTTACTAAAACGTACAGGGATCAGGAGAAATGAAGAACTTATGGGAGAAAGATAGAAAGATTATCTTTAGAGAATTGTTGACAACCTATATGCAAGAAGGCTACAACAGGAAGGAAGCTAAGAGACTAGCATCAGAAGAGACAGATGAAATGATGTCAGGTGACATGGCTTTTGTAAATGAGATTATGAATAACCAAGATGACTAACCTCTTACAAGGAGAAGGAAATAGTGTACAAGATTATTAGAGGTACAAACTACACCAAACCTTTTGATGAAGGAACCCTAGAGGAAATGAAGGAAGGGTTGTCATGTGTCAGTATTCTTATGAAGCATCTAGATTTTTCCAGTTACTTCAATGAGAGCAAGGAATCTCTATTTGTTAGAGCATCACGTAAGCGTTCTGTTGAATATAAAATAGTGAAGGGCTAAGAGAATGTCAGGAATAAGCACTAACATACACTACGTTAAGAACATAACAGCAACTAACGAGTACCTGTCTGGAAATGTTTGTTACTATACGTCCATCGAAGTGGAACAAGAGGATGGAAATGTTTTAAGCTTCACACTCTATCCATCAGATAGAACCACACCTTTGAATATAAATACTGTAAAGGGTGAATCTTTTATTTAAGCAGAGGAAGTTGACATGCCTACTAAATATAAGTATCAAGGTTCTAAGTATACCCTAGAAAAAATTATTAAAATGTATTTAAATACGATAAGATCATCTTATATTTCTATGGAAGAGATGCAAGGAGATATGTATGTGTCTGATCTTAACATAATACTTCACGCACGTTATTCTCTTGAAAGAGTTTTAACTGAGGTTACTGCTAAGAGAAAAGCTAAAGAGAAAGAGAATGCTAAGGATTACCACCACTACAATAGAGAAGGCATACCTGTCTTCGTACCTACACCACCACCACCCAGTGAAGATGTTGACGATGAAGATTATACCACAGTAGAGGAAGAACAAAAAATACCAGAGAGATATTAAATGACAGTAGATAGTAAAGTAGTAGACCAAGGCGCATGCCCAGACTGCTCATCTAGTGATGCATATACTTCATATTCAGATGGGCATTCTTTTTGCTTTAGTTGTTCAACCTATCGACACGATAGTTCACAGGAAGAAGGACACGGTATAGTGAATACACCCCTCAATAACACGGTTAAGCCAATGACAAATAATAAAGGATTGCATACTGACATACCTAACAGGAACATCTCTTTAAATACCTGTAAGAAATACAACGTCCGTACTATTAAAGATAACTCTAATAAGATTATACAACATCTCTATCCTTACTACGATAAGAATAATAATCACATAGCTGATAAGATTAGAGACTGCGATACTAAGAAGATGCACTCTCAACCAGAAGGTGCCATGCGTGAGGCTGCTCTCTTTGGTCAGCATCTATTCTCCAGTGGTGGTAAGTACATCACCATCTGTGAAGGAGAACTAGACTCTATGTCAGCTTATGAAATGCTGGGGTCTAAGTGGCCTGTAATTTCTATTAACTCTGGCGCTCAATCAGCATACAAGAACTGTAAGGATAACTTAGAATACCTCAATACATTTGATAATGTTGTCTTATGTTTTGATGCTGATGAACCCGGCAAGGCTGCGTCACAGAAGGTAGCCTCTCTATTCGAGCCTAACAAATGTAGGATTGTTAATCTTCCTACCTTCAAGGATGCTAACGAATACCTTATGAAAGGTAAACGTGAAGACTTCTCTATGGCTTGGTGGAATGCCAAGGAGTACACACCTGCTGGCATACTTAACCTTGCCGACATGGGTGCCTCGCTGTATGACGAGGGTCAGTACAAGACCTGCCTCTACCCCTTCGCGGGGCTTAATGACAAGCTATATGGTATGCGTACAGGTGAGCTGGTTACCTTCACGGCAGGTACAGGCACTGGTAAATCAAGTGTGATGCGAGAGCTTATGCACCACGTCCTTACCAGTACAGAGGATAACATTGGAGTCATCTCCTTAGAAGAGAACGTAAGGAGTACGATCTTCCACCTCATGTCTGTCGAAGCTAACGCTAGGTTGTACATCAGAGAGGTACGTGAAGAGTACTCACGCGAAGACCTTACTGCATGGCAGGATGCTACTGTAGGCACACGTAGGTTCTATGCCTTCGATCACTTTGGTTCTATGCGTACAGATGAAATCCTTAGTAGGATTAGGTACATGATCAAGGCTCTCGATTGTAAGTGGATATTCCTTGACCATCTATCTATCCTTGTGTCAGGCTTGGAAGGTGAAGATGAGCGACGTAACATTGATAACCTCATGACTAAGCTACGTAGTATCACAGAAGAATGTAATGTATCGTTGCTACTTGTATCCCATCTAAGACGTACTAGTGGAGACGCAGGGCATGAGCAAGGCAAAGAGGTAAGCCTATCACACCTTAGAGGCAGTCAGAGCATTGCACAGCTATCTGACGCAGTTGTAGCTATGGAAAGGGACCAGCAATCTGATGACGATAACATCTCCAACACCACAACGATACGTGTATTGAAGAATCGTTACAGTGGTGAGACAGGTGTGGCTTGTCACTTGTTCTTCAACAAGGATACTGGTAGGTTACAAGAAGTTCAAAGCCTTGGTGATAATCCTGATGGTGGTGATGATGGGGATATGGTTCTTTGACTAAGATGATTTTAATTACTGCTCTTATCAGCGATGTTATTATTATTCTTGTTATTAACCTAGTATTTAGTATACTTTAACATAACAGAAGATTGATAATGAATGTAGTTCTAGATATTGAGACAGATAGTTTAGATGCCAGTGTTGTTCATTGCATCGTAGCTAAAGATAGGCAGACAGGGGAAGTTCATTCTTGGAGAGAACAGGAATGCTATACAGACTTCCCCTTGTTCTGTAGTAAAGTAGATAAGTTTATAATGCACAACGGTATATCTTTTGATGCTCCAGTACTTAATAAGTTACTGGGTACTAAGATATCCTTATCTCAGATAGAAGATACATTACTTTTATCTCAACTAACCAATCCATCTAGAGATAAGGGTCACTCATTAAAGTCTTGGGGTGAACGATTAAACTTTGCTAAGATAGAGTTCAAAGACTTCACCTCTGGTATCTCTGATGAGATGGTAGAGTATTGTAAGGGTGATGTAGCTTTAACAGAACGGGTATGGATAACCTTACAACAAGACATAAAGAAGATAGATAGAAGAGCTATAGATTTAGAATATAAAATAAGAGCCTTGATAGATCAACAGGAGAAAGGGGGATTCACTCTTGATATTCAAAAAGCAACAGGACTTATTGCAAGGCTTGAAGATAAAGCAGATGAATTAAAAAGAGAAGTTCACCAAAGGTTTACTACTATCCTTGTTCCAGTTAAGGAAGTAACACCTCGTTATAAAAAGGATGGAAGCTTATCTACTGTAGGTCTTAGACATATAAGTGATCCACTAACAGTTGTAGGTGTACATACATCTATTGAATACCAAGAGTTCAACCTAGCTTCTAGGCAACAGATAGTAGCTAGGCTTACAAAATGTGGATGGAAACCAGAGAAGTTTACTGAGAAAGGCCACGCTATAGTAGATGAATCTGTACTTAAAAATGTAGATATACCTGAAGCTAAGATGATAGCAGAATACTTAATGTTAAATAAGCGGGTAGCCCAAGTTAAATCATGGGTTAAATCTTTAAGAGAGGATGGTAAAGTTCATGGACAAGTACTTACTCTACGAGCTATATCAGGAAGGATGGCGCATCATTCACCTAACATGGCTCAAGTTCCAGCGGTGTATTCTCCCTATGGTAAGGAGTGTCGCGAGTGCTGGACAGTATCAGATGCCGCTAATGTTCTTGTTGGTTGTGATGCTTCTTCTCTGGAACTAAGAGCATTAGCCCACTACCTTAATGATCGTAAGTTTACAAACGAGGTAGTAGATGGTGACATACATACAGCTAACCAACATGCTGCAGGATTAGAGACAAGGGACCAAGCGAAGACATTCATCTATGCATTTATCTTTGGAGCAGGTGCAGCTAAGATAGGGCAGGTAGTAGGTGGGGATGCCAAGCAGGGTCAGAAGTTAATAGATACCTTCTTAAAGAATACTCCATCATTAGCTATCTTCAGGAAGAAAGTTGACAAAGCAAGTCAACGTGGTTATCTTGTCGGAGTTGATGGCCGACATCTAATAATAAGAAATCGTCATGCTGCTGTTAACTTATTAATACAAGGTGCTGGTGCTGTTATCTGTAAGCAATGGTTAGTAAATATAAACCAACTAACTAGAGAAAATAAACTTGATGCAAGACTTGTGGCATCTATCCATGACGAATACCAACATGAAGTTTCTATTAAGCACTCTAAATTATTTGGAGAGTTAACAAGGAAAGCAATGAAGCAAACAGAAAAGGATTTAAATATATTGTGTCCTCTAGATAGTGAATACAAAATAGGAAACACATGGGCAGACACACACTAACCTAAAAGGAAGACGATATGTTTCAAATAAAAGAAGTACCTATTACAAAACATATGATTGAGTGGGCGACTCGAATGTCCGATGACATGGGTGTTCTCAAAGGTTCCTTTACAAAAGGTAAGGGTAATCTTTATGGTGCTATGGGAGAGATAATGGTTTCAGAATATCTATCCAGACCTATTCAGTCTACTTATGATTACGATATAGTTTTAAGTGATGGTAGTAAGATAGATGTTAAGACTAAGAGAACAAAGGTTAGACCTGAACTTAATTATGATTGTTCAATATCTAATTGGAATACAAAACAACAGTGTGATTACTATGTTTTCTGTAGGGTTAAGACAGACCTATCAGTTGGCTGGATGCTAGGTTACTACGATAAGGTAAAGTATATGGAAGACAGCATCTTCCTTAAAAAGGGAACAGTAGATAAGTCTAATGGATATTCAGTAAGAAGTGATTGTTATAATTTAAAGATAGACTTACTGTCTCCTATAGAAAAGTTATTACATAATGAGATCATAAGGCGCTCCAATGATTGAACTTAGTAAATACTATAGTGATAAAAATGAGAATACAGTGGTAGTTTGTGTGTCCGCAACAGATTACTATCTTAAGTACTACGAGAAAAATGGTAGATGTTTCCACACGGAATCTTTTCCGGGTCGTAGTGTATATTATGTAGAAGATGCTGCAGAAAATTGGGCATTAGGTATAAAAAATATAAACAAACCTAAATACAAAGAAGATAAAAAGTCTTGACTTAACTATTCTAATGGTGCATAATTCCAAAACTGAAACAGAGAAGCTATATGTGTAGCTTCCATAATGAAAGGTAAATTAAGATGGCTAATGACATTCATATTATTTCTGGTAAAGCTCATTGGGCAAGTGTTCTCTCCCCTAATACAACGTATGAGCCTACCTATTGTATCGACGTAGAGTTGGACAAGGATACGAAGAAACAGGTAGGAAATCTTGGTCTTATTGTTAAGAACAAGGGTGATGATCGTAATGATTTTGTTACCATCAAACGTAAAGCTATTAAGAAGGATGGTGATCCACGACCTGCTCCTCTCGTAAAGGACTCAAGCAATAACCCTTGGGACAATCAACTGATTGGTAATGGTAGTGATGTTAATGTTAAGTTCTCTACCTATGATTGGACCTATGCTGGTAAGGCTGGTGTAGGTGCTGACCTGATGGCTGTTCAAGTTGTTAATCTGGTTAGCTATGGTAATGACAAAGACTTTGATACGGTGGATGACGGCTACGTTGTTAGTGGTTCTTCTTCAGGGTCGCAAGAAGAGTCTGTTCCTTTCTAGGATAGGCTAAAACTATACGGGGTTGCCATATGAATTGGGGCAACGATAACTGTCTAGCAGGTGAGGAGAGGGACTGCTAGTTATCTATTAAATTATAAATGTCTTATAAGGAAAGATAGTAATGGCTAAGAAATCTAATAAACAAATCAGTACTCTGGTTGAAGATATATATAGCCTCTTCACTTCAGATAAGAAAGCAAATATAGATGCTGAAGATTTGAAAGAAATGTCAGAAGAAATTTGTTCTAGTATTATCGAAGCTATTACTCAGGAAGAAAGGAAGCCAAGGAACAATCTAAGACTGTCCATGATAGGTCAACCCAATAGAAAGATATGGTACTCTTTTAATAATAAAGATGACAATAAGAAACAAGAAGAAGAGTTTACTGGGCCTGACTTTATTAAATTTCTTTATGGTCATATCTTAGAGAGTGTCCTTGTCTTCCTTTCTAAGACTGCTGGACACA